ATAGCTGGCTCAATTAATGCTTGGACAACCGTTAGTAGCGGTGGTTCAGGAGGAGCAGGGTCTATTAGTGACATCCTTGCATTTGGTTAATGGCATTATTTAAAAAATCTAGTTTTCCTTTTGGCAACTCAGGTTACCCCAGCAGTGGAGCAGTCAATATTTACCTGACACCCAATAACAAAAGTACTGTTGTTGTTGGTTTATCTGTATCTAATACAACTGAGTTTGATCTTCCTTGTGATATTTATTTATTACAAGGTGGTTCCACTGCTAAGCATTATCTTGCAAAAGATAGGCTTGTTAAAGCGGGTGAAACTGTTCAACTAATTGATAGTGGTCAAAAAATTGTATTAGCTGCTGATGCGTCAAATTCTGATGCTGTCTGGGCTAATGGGTTTACACATTTAACTGGTGCTAACCCGCAGACGTTTAGTTGCTGGTTGTCTTACTACGAGGACGTTAACACATGAGTATTGATCCTATTCAACTTCTTAAAGAGGTTGAGACTCCTGGCATTGAGGAGTTTCCTGAACCGACAGGCAAAAGAGCCTATGGCTTTAAGTTCACACAGTCAACAGGAGCACTTGATTTAGTACGTCACGGTGATGGCGATTTTATCAAGCTTCCTGACGACAATATAATTAATGAAGACGACTACACCAAAGTTGTGTGGTCAAATAAATTGCTCAATTTTAGTTGGGCTTCATCATTCCCAGGACATCTACAAGTTGAAATAGTATGAGCACAATTATTGATCTGGGTAAATTACGCTTTCTCTGGAGAGGACAATATTCTGCTGGTTCGAGTTATGAACTAAATGATGTTGTACTTTACGGTGGTAATTCGTATGTTTACATAAATACCCAAGCAACATCAGGTAATCTGCCAGACAATGCGACCTATTGGTCCCTCATGTCGAATGGACTGACATTAAGGGGAGCATGGGATTCAGCTACAACATATGTGCCTGGCGATATTATCAACGTAAGTGGTATTCAATATAAGTGTATACAGACAAGTACAAGCCATGAACCTCCTAATGCAACGTATTGGGAAGTTTTCATTGCAGGTTTTACATATACAGGAACATGGAGTTCTGCTACTGCGTATAAGGCGAATGATATCGCCATGCAGAATGGTGTTAACTACATTTGCATCCTTGCACACACCAATCAAGATCCTCCTAATGGAACTTATTGGAACGAATTTGCGGCAGGTTATAACGACACTGGGGATTGGAGTAATGCAACAGCCTATCAAGTAAACGATTTAGCTACTCTTAGTGGAATCATTTATAAATGTAAGGCTGACAATACAAACCAAGAACCACCAAACGCCACTTATTGGGATGTATTCAGTATTGGTTTTGTCTATACAGGAGATTATGACAACGCCACAGCATATAAAATTAATGATCTTGTTTTAAACAGCAGCGTTACTTATCGTTGCAAGCAAGCTTCTACTGGTAATGAGCCTCCTAACGCAACTTATTGGGAAGCTTTTGCCTCAGGTAATGAATATAGAGGAGATTACGATGCTGCAACAGCTTATAAATTAAATGATGTTGCCAAGTTAAATGGCATCCAATATCGCTGCAAAGCAGCAACAACTGGAAACGAGCCTCCTAACGCAACCTATTGGGATGTTTATGTTGTTGGATATAACGATACAGGTGCTTGGAGTAATGCAACTGCCTACAAAGAAAATGATTTAGCTGAAATTAATGGTTTAACCTATCGAGCAAAAGTTGCTCATACTGGTAGCGAACCACCTAATGCAACAAATTGGGATCTATTTGTAGAAGGTTTCAAATATCTCAGTGCTTACAATGCAGCTACAGATTACAAAATTAACGACATTGTAAATGTCAATGGCGTTCACTATCGTTGTAAAGCTGCTTCAACAGGCAATGAGCCACCAAACGCTACTTACTGGGAAGTATTTAGTACAGGACTAGAGTTTGCAGGAATATGGAGTGTCACAACTGGTTATAAACTCAATGATGTAGTTACTCATCTTGGACAGACATATAGAGCGTTAGATGCTCATACATCAACGTCTAACTTCTTAGATGATTTCACTACTGGAAGTCACTGGTCAAGAATGTCTACAGGACAGTTCTACCGTGGTGGTTACGCTGATGCAACTCAATATTTCGTTAACGATTTAGTAACAACAGGTTCCGCTCCTAACCTAAATCTTTATATGAATATTGCCGATCATACGTCGAACGGTGCAAATATCACAGATGCTACAGAGGTTGCAAACTGGTATCTATTGATCTCTGGTCAATTCACTACTAGTTCTAACTTCCTTTCGAAAGCATTCTTCTACGGAACAATGGGCTAATGTTTAAGAAGTCAGAAAGCAAGAAAATAAAACTGGAGTTGGCGAATCATATCGACGAAAGGAACAAGAAAATAACTAAAAAAATACTAAAAGGAAAAGCGAAACTTAAGGCACGTATTGAGAGAAACGGCGACTTCGGTTTTGGACCTTAGCATCTGATCTTCTCTATACTTAATAAGACAGGGCATAAATTTTCTGCTCGCTAAATTTATAAATTGGTATGGCCTCAGGTATTAAAGGACAATTAAAACCAACTGCTGGAACTCCTGACTACGCAAGTACGCCGTTATTTACAGCATCGGCTACCACGACATTTATTTTATCTGCGTGTAATCAAGGTGCAAGTTCAGACGCAATCAAAATTGCTATTATTCCTGGCTCCGTGGGTTCAACCACAGGAACAATTTCAGTTGATTATTATTTAGAGTATGACTACCCTCTTGCGGCTAACTCAGCCATTGAGAGGACTGGTATAACAGTCGAAGCTCAATCTCGTGTTTTTGTAGGAAGTAACGCAGGATACGTCTCCTTCAATGCATACGGAATTGAAAGCTAATTCTCTTATTAATACATCATGGGACGTAAATTATCGTTTGACGGAGTAGCAGGCAGCTCAAGAAAAGATTGGGTTAAAAAATCTGCTAACTACACAGCTTCTTCTGGCGAGGCTTTACTCCTCGACAGTTCTGGAGGAGCTTTCACAATCACTCTTCCTAGCGCTGCTAATGAAGATGATTATATTGATTTTGCCGATGCGACTGGCGACTTAGGAACTAACGCAGTTACGCTTGCTCGCAATGGACTCAATATTTGCGGAACAGCAGATGATTTGGAATTAGATATTAAAAACGTTGGTTTCACATTGGTATATACAGACGCTACACAAGGCTGGAGGTTGTTCTAATGGCTCAAAGTTTAAAGACCTTAATAGGTAAAAACACGTCGTCTGGTGGTGGTGGTGAAAGTGGGCCAACAGATAATAGAGAATTTAAAAACTTCCAAGATTGGTACGGTGAGGTTGAACAAGCTGGCAGTTACATACCTGGAAGCACTAGAGACTGTGGAAATGAAAGTGGAGGAACTGGTACAGGTCCTCAACAAAGGAAATCTTCACAAGGAGCTGTCGTTAACTGGGTTGTACCTACTGGAGTTTCTAAGATCAGAGTCACACTGCTAGGCGGTGGTGGTGGTGGTGGCTCAAGAAGAGGCACCCATTATCACGGTGGTGGCGGTGGCCAAGGAGCTGCATTCGTCAGTTCAGAAGTTAATGTCAGCGCAGGTCAAACTCTTGATATTCAAGTAGGTAGAGGAGGTCAGGGGTCTGATAGTACATCTACTGGTAGTCCTGGGACCAATACAAGTGTCGTCATGAGCAATCCAGACGGTGGCAATAGTGTTTTATCAATGTTGTCTCCTGGAGCTTACGGCGGAGAAAACAATGGTAGTTCCCCTCCTAGTCCTCCTGGAGGGAATATATCTGGTAGTGCTGCAATTGGTACAGGCCAAATAAACCATACAGGTGGACAGAGTGGAGTAGGTAGTGGTCGTTCATTCGGATTCGGTCCTGAGGGATACGGTGCAGGTGGTGGTGGATCGGCAGGTAGCTATAAAGGCAATGGAAACAGAGGAGGCAATGCTAGTAATAGTGGAGGATATTCGTTCTGCTCAGGTGGCGGAGGAGGCATAGGAGGCAGAGGGGGTGACGCAGGAAGTAATAATGGACCAAGTGGTGCTTGGTCACACGGTGGAGGCGGAGGCGGTACCCGAAGTGCTGGAGTTGATGGATCAGACTCGGACAGCAGCCCTCAGTCACACGGTGGAGAAGGCTTTACAGACCAAATTAGTGCTCTTGGTTACACAGATCATGAAGAGCCAAAATTAGATGGTTCAAACGTCAACAAAGGCACATATCACAAAGGATGGGACCCTAATGCTCAGTGGCCTTGGGACACCAATGGAAATTGGGATTGGTGGAAATTAATGAAAGGCGCACGCTTTGGTGACGGTGTCGCAGAACAAACAAATGCAAGCCGACTAGGTGGCGGTGGTGGAGGATCATACGAAGGTGGATTACAAGGCGGTAGCAGCGGTGGCGGCGGTGGCAGTACTGCTGCTGGAGGTGCGACGTATGGAACAAAGATGTTTAATGGAGTTTTAGGAAGACTCTTAGGCGCTGGAGCAGCAGGAGCATGTACTGAGAATCACCAATTTGGTAATAATTCCTATCCTGGAGGAGAAGGCGGGTCAGGAGCAGGTGGTGGTGGCGCAGCGTCATACACGACAAACCAGCAGTACAGCAATCGAGATTGGTACAGCTCATGGCAATGGGATACAACAAATATGGCGTTTACTTACTCGATTGATGGAGCAGTATTTGGTGCTACATACAATGGACGCGGAGAAGGTAGCGTTGGTCAGAACTTCGGAAAAATGCAGCCATTGGGAGGTGCTGGAGGTGCATGCGGCGGCGGCGGCGGCTGTGGTAACTACGGAATAGGCGGCCCTGGCGGTATAGGCGCAGGAGGCGGCGGGGGTAATGGCCATTTCAACACTAGTTATGGCGGTCACGGCGGCACTGGCGGCCCTGGCTATGTACTCATTGAATGGTAAGGAGGATTAATCCATGACTTTATACGCTGAAATTCGTGACGATAAAGTATTCCATATCGTCGATACAACTACTGCTACCGACCCAACTGTTAATCAGGTTGTTGGAACTACATATGTCAAGTGTACGAAAACGATTAAGAGGGGGGATCTTTACGATTCCGCATCTAAGAAGTTCACAAAAGTAGCGATTCCTGAAATAGTCGACGGTAAGGTAGTAGGAGAAGACCTACCATTGGGCGAAGACGTCAAGATTCAAGGTGAAGGCTATAGGGTAGCGATCGATTCATAATTCTATAAATAATTTTTCATTAAAATAAAATAAGGTAAAGATACAAGCTATCGATTGATATGTCTATCCTTTTGTCGGCGTTAATTGACAGTGGCGGTGGAGTAGGAGGTGTCTCCGACGGTCGTGAATTTAAGAGATGGCAGGACTTCTACGGAGAGCACTCTGGTCCAGCATCATATCATACTGAGATAACACAGTCACAGAGAACAATTAACGGAGTAGCAGTGAACCGTATGGTTCAAAATACTACTTGGACAGTTCCAAGCGGAGTATCAAAAATTAGAATTACTGCCATTGGAGCAGGTGGTGGTGGTGGTCGATATAACGGCACATATCATGGTTCAGGTGGTGGAGCTGGCGGTGCATTTTCTAGTGGAGAATATAACGTTACAGCAGGTCAAGTATTAGATGTTCAGGTCGGAAAAAGTGGGTATGGCATACACAGGTCGCAAGGATCAGGTACTGGTGCTGGTGGACAGCAAACAATAGTAGAGATGAGCAGCGGTGACGGCGGCTCAAGTACTTTGTATGTTCAAGCTCCAGGTGGACCTGGTGGTCCTCCAAATAGTGGTGGTGCCTCTAATAGTGGTGCTGGAACTGTTTCAGGGTCAGCATTGTCGGGTGGTAGCATTACCAATAATGGTGGAAGCGGAGGAAATGCAAATAGCAACGCAATCGGTTGGGGTCCTGAGGGCTACGGCGGTGGTGGTGGCGGCAGTGCAGGAAGTTTTAAAGGTAATGGATTTAGAGGTGGACACGGATCTCCTGGATACGGCTATTCGTTCACTGGAGCCAGTGGAGGCGGTATAGGAGGAGAAGGTATTAGAGCCTTTGGATCTCAAACTGCAAGTACCTATCATGCATGGTCTGGCGGTGGTGGTGGCTCGGCTGGGGCTGGATATACAGGACAAGATAATGACAGCAATCCAGCTTTTACTTCAAGTCAACCGTATGGAAAGGGTGGAGAAGGTACTTCTGGCTCTGCGTCTATAAATGGCTATACATATGACTGTGTCAACACAGATGACACTTCATATGGAAAGCAATTTGGTGATCAATACGCCAATTGGGAAAGCAATTTCAAGAGGATGAATGGCGCACGCTACGGCGATGGCGAAGTAACAGCAACTTCTGGTGGTGGTGGTGCTGGTAATCCTTCACCGTCTGGAGTAACTTATAACCAATATGAAGCACAACTTGGTATTGGTAGCGGTGGCGGCGGTGCTGGAACAGGTTTCGAAGCAGGAAGTGGTGCAACAATATCTGGAGTGTCGGTTTATCCAGCAAAAATGTTTAATGGGATACTAGGTAGGTGCCAAGGTGGCGGCGGTGCTGGAACAGGTTGCAAATCCAGTGGTCCTAATGGAAGCAATGACCAATCATATCCCGCTGGCCAAGGGGGTGCTGGAGCAGGTGGTGCTGGAGCAGCCTGCGTTACAAGTAATGGAAATGGTAGCTGGACCACTAAAGATGATGTTCATAAATGGAATCCATCAGACATGGCATTTGGATGGACAAATACTTTTTATACAACTGAGGCTGCTATTCGAAACGGTGGCGCAGGAGGCGCTGGGGGCGCATTAGGAGGAGGAGGTTCTTGTACTAACTACGGATGTTCTGGACCTGGCGGCATAGGAGCAGGAGGGGGCGGGGCATCAGGTCACTACTCTGGCAGTTCCTACAATGGAAGTGGCGGTGACGGAGGTCCTGGCTATGTACTTATTGAATGGTAAGGAGAACTAATTAATTATGGCTCAGTGGGTTTGCTACGACAACGATAAAATAGTCGTTGAATGGTGTGATAACGAAGCAAGATCAAAAGCGACTTTGCCTGATCATTTGCACTGGGGATTTGTATCAACAGAAATTCCTGAAGACAAGCAACACAGAAAGCATAGTTATGATCCTAGTGCAAAAAGCTGTACTGATATCGAACCTGCAATTGAAATTGTTGATGGGTTCAAAGAAGATGTAACGGCTGACAACGTCGGAACATTTAAGGCTTAAACACTACAATTGACTGTTCCATCTCTTACACTATGTAAGACATGGAATCTTTGAATGACTGTAATTAATAATGCGGCTCTGACTCCAGACGAGGCTTTAAGAACTGGATTTTTTCGTAGAGATTTATTTAGTACTCCAATATTTGTGGCATCGACTCAAAACGATAGTCTTTGTGATGATGCAATAAAACAAGCTTATTATTTTAAAGAGAACAGTGATGACATAGAAGGATTAGTTTCTGAAGAATGGAATAAATCAGGAAGATCTGCAGACAGAAAAGACTGGGATAAACATGGTGTCACTTCCTTTTATTCGAGAAATTTACTTAGAGAAAAGCCTTGGCAACCTATTGCAGATGAACTACTAAAAGGTTGTAAAGGCATGCTCCTTAGGGATGCTTTTCAACCAGGGCAAATGGGCTCTAACGGTGAACAATATTTTGACTTTATAGACAGCATGAAGATTAGCAATATGTGGACAACGATCTACCCCAAAGATGGCTTTGTTCCTTATCACATTCATTCCAATTTCAGATGGAGTGGAGTCTTCTACGCAAAAGCTGAACCAGGTTGTGGTGAAATCGTTTTCCAAGATCCTTCTTGGGCAACAAAGACAATGACTCAAGGATGTAATCCTGATTTAAATCCTTATTTCACTGTCTATAGGGTCGAGCCTAGGCCAGGAGAATTGGTACTATTCCCAGCATGGTTACCTCATAAATCAGAGCCTAATAAGTCAGGTGAGGACAGGATTATTGTTAGCTTCAATTTGTATTTTGAAGACGAAGAAATCATCTATAAACGATTTAATGAAAACTCAGACGAGGAGGAGAGTATTAAAGAATGATTGCCGATTACGCTTGGGCTGATAACTGCCTTAGTTTCAAGGAATGTCGTCTCATTAGAAAATATTGCAGAGATAAAATCAAGACGTCCTTAGTAGAAGGAGGTGTGGAGTGCAAGGACAGGAAGTCTAAAAATTGTTTTATTCCTAAAGACGGTTGTCCTCCTGAAATTAGAGAGAGCATCAAGAAAGCTTTGAGATATTATTTTCATATTTGTAAGGAAGTTTTTAAATTTCCGATACAGGAAGTTGAACCAATTCAATACGCAGAGTATGGAGTGGGTAATTTTTATAATCCTCACATGGACCCTGGCTTTGATATTGACCGTGATATATCAGCATCAATCGTTTTATCACCTAGAAATAAATACGAAGGTGGAAATTTAAAGTTTATAAATTTAAAAAATTCTTTACCAGAAGAAAAGCTGGGACGAATCATAGTTTTCCCATCCTTATTAATGCATGCAGTTGAACCTGTTGAAAAAGGAACTCGATCCTCCTTGGTTCTATGGGGCAGAAGGAAAATGGATTCCCCTCCTAAATATGCAAAGAAAGGAGAAGGACATCAAGACTCTGGACAATCCCCAAAAGAAGACTAAGCTTGCAATATGCAAGAGATAGAAAATGCCATCAACACAGCAGAGAGAGTCAGCAAAACGAGCAGTGAAGTTACAGCAAAATCGATGTGAGTTCATGAACTATTTATATGATCGTTCTAAGCGACACGATTTATCCCATGCTCATCCCCATGCAACCTTTACTGGTCTTGCAGATGAATTAGCTTTGGAATTAGGAAGGGAAATCGTGAGTGATATGTGCGATAAATGGCATATTAGAAATGTAAGGGATGGGTTAAAGATCAAGGACAACGCTAAGAAAGTCAAAGTCGGAGTGAAGGATGAAAATAAGAATTAGCAGTCCTGAACAGCAAATAGCTGCAATGGTTGGAGTCAGGGATTTCCTAATTCGACTAGCTAATACGAAAGAAACACCTCGGATTCCTAGGGAAGTCAGAAGAGAAGCAAGAGCAATCATGAGGCATTATCCGCCTGAACATGAGCTAAAGCCTCTCCTGACTGAGATCTTGAAGAAATAAATTACCTAGAATACGAAAAAGGTGTCTTTATTCGTAAGTAATGTCGGTTCAACTTTTAAGGAAGGCAGGGTCTGACCCAGCCTTGAATGCAATGTTAGGAACTGCTATGGCATTACCTGTAGGTACTGGAGCAGTAGGCGTTTTAGATTCATTAACTGGCGATACAAATTTTACAAATTCAGGAGAGATTCCACTCAACGTACTTTTAACTTTATTACCTGCCTTAACAGGCTCTGGCGCTCTTGGTGCTGCTCTGGCTATGGACCCAGTCGCAAGAGAATCAATGATGAATATGTTCAAGCAAGGTGAGTTAGTAGCAAAGGTCTCGGAGTTGAAAAATGCACCGACTGATACGGCAGGTGAAATTAGCAGACTTGCAACGATGAGAGGGCTAAACGAAGAAGCTAAAAAAGCTATTGAATTTCCAGAACTAGAAAAGGCTTATGTTGCTGATCCGAACAATATTAAAAAAGGTGTAAAACCAGAAGATCTTCTCTACAAGAGACAAAGGCGAGCTGGTTTAGCTGCATTACTTGGAGCTGCTGGTGGTGCAGTCCCTGCAGTGATGGGAATGATGGATAGTCCAAGAGAAGTGTAATGATTTTTGCTGGAGATCAAATAGGTGAAGTGATCTGCAATATGAGTTACCCACCGAAATGTACTGATCTGAAAACAGGAAGATCGGTCAAAAAGACTCCTGAATATGAATTCGACAGCCCAGAGCTTTTTGAAGATGCTCCAGATTCAGGAGGATTAGGTGGTGAATTTAAAGAAATGGATATTTTGCAAGAACAACCTCAATTCGATACTGATCTGCTGAATTCGGATGAAAATTCGAAATTAGATTACAAAGCTTTGATTGAAGAACTAATGAGAAAGGGGAATTTATGACAAAGAAATGGGTACCCCAAGATGATTTTTATAAGAAATACCCTCCAGGGATGGATAAGGCGTGGAGAAATAATCCACAGCCATTAACTCCTAAGCAGGCATTTGATTTAGAAAGAGCATATTTGGTTCAAGTCAAAGGATTTAACTGGGAAGATGCAACTTATGCTGCAAGGGAATCAGTTTGGGGAGATCGAGGAGGTTCAGATATTAGATATCCAGAGGCTGATACATGGTCAAAGACCCATCATCCTTCATTTTTAAAAGTGGACGTAGATGAAAACCATTGGGAGGTACTTAAGAAATTAAAGAATAATTCGAATTTATATCCTGCAGATAGGGACTGGGACCCCTATCACTATCAACAATCCAATCAATTTGATCAGCCTGTTGAAACTCCTGCTGTTAAAAAAGCGGTTCAACAAAGTGAAGCCACTCCTCCTTCTCCAGAGGCAAAGTCAAGACGAGCTGGAGAATTATTGCTTCCTATTATTGCGGCTGGTGGATTTGGAACCTTATTGGCAGATGCATTAAATGTTGATGGAATTAGACCAGTAAATAGAGAAGAAGAAGAAAGATATGTTGCTGCTCAATTAGCTGCTCAATCAATGCTCTGAGGTGAACTATCAACAAACAGCACAAGAAATTAATTCTTTTATCAGCAAAAGCGGAGAAGTGTTTAACGAGAGAGAAAGCTCAAAAACTAATAAGAAAGGCTGAAAAAGCTCATCAGAAAATTAAACAATTAAATCTGTCATGAATGACCTAGCGAATTACACAGATTCGATGACGATTACGTTATCGATGTTATTTCCATTCATCCCCATCATTGTCGTTGGGATTGTTACTTTTATATTGGGTTACGACACGAGGGATGATTCAGATGATGACGATGATGATGACGATAAAGGCATCATGCAGCTATCTTGGAGCAGAGCGTAGGGTCACTGGCCCGAAGGTCGGAATCTGACGGAGTCTGAAATCGGCTGCAGGGGCGATAAATCCGACTCTGGTTACATAAATTCACGGTCAGACTTTCGTCAGACTGACGTTTTGAAATCAAGCTATGACTGGGTTCTCGTGAAATTTCTAGCCCTCATAACCCGAAGGTCGCAAGTTCAAATCTTGCCCCCGCCATTTTCAGCCCCAGCCTAGTTGCATGGGGCTTTTTTAGTGCTAGAAAGGGTTTACAGAGATTAAAAACCCGTTTTGAAACAGAATCAAACGAAGTCAAACACCGAAAAATACGGCCATCTTGGGCAGACTTTTGGCAGACTTGACCCTAAAACAGACTTTTTTGCAGACTTTTTTCGCGAAAATCGGGTTGCAAAATTATCGGGTTGTTCGGGTCGGGTTCGGGTCGGGTTGTTGGCAGACTCTTAAATCATGAACAATTTACTGACTCTCGAACGTCTTTTAGCTCGCCAAGAATCTTATAACTTTCGTTATAAATTCTATGTTCAGAAGAAGAGTCCTTTTATTTATGTCAGGGATTCTCTAGCGGGACAAAGAGTACGAATTAATTGCAAGCCACATAGAACAGATAACGCTGTAGATTTAGCAAGAATTTGGGAGAAAATTCAGGTTGTGGGCCATGGCGATTGGTTCGCAACTTTAGACCACAAAATTAAACATAGTTACTGGAAAGATATTGCTCCAACGATTAAGGATTTCATTACTAATAGATGCAAAGGTTCAGCAAGAAGCAATCCAATTGGACATTTAAATAAATTAATGAAGCAAGAAGTTGGGATGGATTGGGTGGAAATTCGTAAATGGTTGTATGAAGTAGATCCAAAATTAAGTTCAGGTTTTATCAATCGATGCGATTCTTTGGAATTATTCAGGAAAGCATTAACTCAACAAGGTGAAGATGATCCTGACTGGTTAAACAAAGATTTGCTTGCAAAAGAACGGAGGGTCTATCACGGTCATAGAAATACGAAATATAAGGAACACATAGAAGAAGCCAATATCAGAGCTATTACGAACAAAGAACTAGCTGAAGAATGGCTGGATCAACACAAGAAGGAGTATCCATTCGAAACATGGTGCGTTGCCATGATGGTTTGTTATGGACTTCGAAACCATGAACTCTGGTATGTGTATCACCAGTCCGATGGATTCATTACTGTCCCAGGCGCTCTAACCAAATCAATCAAAGATCATATTGTTTGGCCTGTATTCCCTTCTTGGCTAGAGAAATATCGTTTGATAACTCGAATGAATGGAATGAAAAAGGAACTATGGAATCGATGCAAACCAGTTATTAAGGATATTGAGAACAGAACTGAGCTAAAGGAATTACTCAATAATGAAGATCGTGGAATTGGAGATAACAATCAAATATTGGGCGCATATTTTACGAATCAAATCTATGGCAAAGTTCCAAATCCATTAATTGGACGAGTTCCTACTGGTGGTGGAAAGATGTCCAGAAGATTATTAAATTTGAACCCATATGACATGAGGCATTCATATGCAGTGATCATGCATTCCGAAGAAGCATGGAGTCATATTGATGAAGCCAAAGTGGCCAAAGCAATGGGTCATTCCTTACCAGTCCATCAAAAACATTATTTGAAATGGATTGATAAGGAAAAGTTGAGAGATAGCTTTATCAAGAATTTTCAGGCTGCAGCTCTCTAATTAATATTTCTCATTGAAAGCCATCTTCTGAATGAATTATTTTCTGAATCGTCCTTGCAGTTAGATACGAAATGATATGCGGTACAAATATTGCTTAATCGAGAAACGGTTCGAATTGCAAGTCTTTGGCGACGTCTGGCATCATCAATTCCATCACCAACATTTTTAGTGTGTTTGTCTTGCTCCTCCTGAGCCAACAACAAGAGGCGTGCAATTTTTTCACCACCTTTTAGGGATTTAACTTTATTATTGTTCTTTCGACCAGCAACAGACATAGCGCACTGGATTAAAGCATTTTCGACTTCAATTTTTTTGCTCATAGTGTGAATCAAATCGTAATTCTTTATAGCAGCAATAAAATCATTTGCAAACTTCAGCATTCATTTTGTCATCGTCAATATCGATAACCTCTTCAGGAAACTCCATAGCAAACTCCATATATTCAATATCTCCGAGCATATGCAGAGGTATCCCAGACTTTGAGAACTGAGGTTTGCGTGGCTTATGGTCAGGACCAAATGAACTTGTCATCGAACTTTCCTCACTCTGCGCTTCAAAGACGTAGGTGTCTCCTCGTAAATCTGCTTTACTCTGTCAATCTTATAAAGCTTGTGGCTGTTTGGGTTTAAGGGATCTTTATATACAAAATGATTTCCATGATGCAAAACACCACTGTTGAAAAATCTGGTAAAGGTTCTTTCTGAAACACATAGTGCTTCGCAAGTCTCCTTCTTTGACAGCAAAGATAACGTCACTCTCGATTCGCATGTAGGGCTACTCTAAACCGCCTCTTGCAAATTGCAATAGTGCCTAAGATATGTAAAGAATATTTTTATAGGGATGGGCGATCCTAAAAAGGTTCCAGAAGTTAAAAAGGAGCCAGAAGTCAAAAAGAATTTACTTCAGAAATTCAAAGAAAAGGTCGACGACAAGGAGGAGCAATTCGAGTACATCTCAGTCGCAGTCAGGCTTTTAGTGGTTGTCTGGAGCGGCGGATTAGTAACTTTGAACTACCTTCCTCCTATTCCAGGTATCTCATCTGGAGAAAAGCAGGATATAACTTTCCCAGCTTCGCTCCTGGCTTCTTCATTAAGTTCATTCGGATTAGAGCGTTCTGCTAAGAAGCGTGATGACGGAACATACAAAGTGGAAGGGGAGAAGAAAGAGAAAGTCCTAGGTGGCCCTGGATCAGATCCATATCATCTCATCAAAATATCAACGCCAATTAAGTTGGTAACTCCAGATGGAGTCACTGTATTAGATACAAACGAGAAACCTGCGAAGAAGGAGAAAAATGTCTAATAACGATGAACTCAGTTTGACTGCACAACAGGAAATTAAAATTCAGTTAATGCAGTTAAAAATTGAGAGGCTAGAAGAGAAGCAGTCAGACCTTAGAGACCGCTTAATGGTTGTCGAGAAATGGGTCATCGGTGCGGCAGCAGTGTTGAGTTTCGGGACGGTAATTGTAGGATTTGCTACTAACATCAGCAAGGCATATTTGTAGAAAATATTTAGAATTTATTTTTCTCTAAAGTAAAGGGGAGATAAGTAATTTATGTAATGAAACGGTTCGCTGTTTTAGTAGGTTTGCTGTCCTTAGGGACACCAGCCTTCTGTGAGGTGACGCACCGAATTCAGGCCAATGTCCAATTAACCGTGGATGGCGCAAGCTCTGTGGCGTCGAGAATCCCATCGACATATTCGGTAAGCGGCTCAAATGTCGTCGTAGGTTCGGGTAATAATGCCTCATTTGGTGGTTTGACCGCAGGATCTGCGACTGCAAGCCCGACACTTACGGCTGGTTCGTACGATATTAATGTTGACGGAAATTCATTCGCATTTTCGGAAAGCTTCCTGCAGGGTGACCCTATAGCGACTTTGAATGCAGGATCTACTGTGTCGACTACGACAGGTAATGTGGCATCGATACCAGCATACGGTGTGACCACTACGTTCTCAGGGGGAGTTAAAGGCTCATTAGCTGGTGGAGTCAGCAGCTTAAATGGTGGTACTATAAGCTCCTTAGTGGCTGGAAACGGAGGTACTACGGCTATTGGTCAAATAACTTCAGAACTTTCCGTGCGCTAGGAATGCGACGAATAGTAGGCGTTATATTTATATTTCTTGGCTGGGTGAAACCTAGCTATGGGGTGCCTGTGATGAATAATTTTTCTTCAGGAAAATTAGACTCTACAACCACCAGTCGGCAGGTGATAAATGAGGTTATAGTATCAGAAGATTTCAATACAGGCTGGGTTCATTCGGTGACTGGGACAGGGATTAAACCAACAACAGGTCATATCAATCCAACGGCGATTACTGAAATCACACAGACTACGTCTTCTGGTGGAACGACTACATGGACTGGCTTAGATTTAAATACGTCTCCAAACTGGGTATTAACAGATCCTGGAAGCAGTTTCCAATATACCTCTTCATACCAAGGACCTGGACTTCGCCAGAGAACCACCATCACGAGGACCGTGGAGACCGAGACTTCGGTTACATCGTCAAGCGTGTTCAGCAACTGACTTCAGGGATTTCTCTAGGTTTATTATTCTTATCTGGCAATGCGGTAAAAGCAGGTGACGTAGGAGGTATATCAGCTACCTCAAACCCTGTCGCGAACAGTAGTGGTCAAGCGACTGTGAATGCATACCAGGTGTTGACTGGAAATTTTATTAATTCAGCATTTACAAATGGTGTCCAATGTCAATCAGAAACCGTAACAATATCTCCCTATATCGGTCGTAGTAGAAATGTAAAACGTCCTTTCGAAACTAGCTATAAAGAACCTGTCTACGACATGAGAGCAAACGATGCTGGTGATTTGCTTAACCCAGGTGGAATCCTATTCGAAAAAGATATCCTGACTCAACAGCGTGATAATTACTCACTTAACTTCGGTGCCACTCTTCAATGGAGTAAGCCTCTGGATAATAAGCTTCAAGCTCTTTGTAAAGAGGCGGCAGGCACTGAAATAGCTCTAAGAAAGGCAACTTTGAATCTCAGAGTCCTTGATTATGAAATTTCGCGTATGCGCCATTGTGGAGAGCAGATGCAAAAGGGCATATCATTCGCTCCAGATAGCGCTTATTCCTCGATATGCCGCGATATTCGCGTTTCAAATTTTCCTAAAGCAGTACCGAATCACGCTCATACAATCCCAATTATTTCCGAAGACTCCTCTGTTCTAAACGTCGTTCACGAACGGAAAGCACCTTGGGCTTCTTCTTCAACAATTTCGGGAGAGACTTCTTCAGAACCTTCTTCACAAGGGGTTTCACAACCTTAAGTAGATAATCACTTAGAGGCTTAATTAACACAGAACTAGTTACTGCAACCGCAGCAGTAGCTCCTGTTGTAAGAACCAATGGAGGAGGGGGCAAATATGTAAAAGCTACATCTTGCGGCTTCTCTGCAACCCAGTTGGTCACACATTCACCCTCTTCATTTCTGAAATAGGATTCGACACGTTTAGTACCAAATTTCCCCTTACTCCCAACGGGCGGGTCATCAGGACGAGGACAGGATTCTAATTTGACGTCATTATTTTTCGGCAAATTTAATTTCAGATCACCAGAGGGGAGTTCTGGCTTAGTGAAATCTTGTTGAGTATTTTCAGCTTTAGATTCGTCTGTTTCTTCTGACTCCTCTTTTTGATCGCCAATATTGGCTACTGAGGCATCAGGTAAATTAACTATTTTTTCTGGTTCAATTTCTGGAGGTAGATTATTAGGATTTACTTGCGGAGTTCTCAGCGTTGGGACAGGAGCGTCGCACAGGGTTAATGTGCCGTTAGGGTCGTCCAGATAGAGATTATCGTTTCCGCTTTGCTCACGCGCTTCTACGCACCCAGGCATGTCGATAATAGGAAAACCTATATTGACCGTTACAGGAGGGATTAGAGGCAGGCTGTCGGGGATATTAACTGCCCAAACAGGTATATCAGGAACATCGACATTCCTGATAAAAACTCTCTTAATCTCCACCTAACTACATTTGTATTGCACCGCCTGTTTTGTTAGGCAGCGCAGGGACATCTATAGGAGGTAGATTTTCGGAGACTTTTTCTGTAAGGTCTGGAGTCAGAGAATTCAGAACCTTCCCTTTAATCATCTCAAGGGTTGTATCACTGGTGACCCAGAAGTAGCCAGCAATCGTTCCACCGACCAGAGAAACGCTGATACCGAAACTTGCAATCGCAAGAATATTGATGATCTTCATTGAATTTAAGCGTTACTCTTAATTTTATAGGTTTTCAAATTGGAATAAAAAATGACTACGTCTCATCAAGGTTAGGGTAATAACAACTGACATGGGTCTTTGATACCAGAACGCTGGGAGAACATCCGTTTCGACCTGATAGAAATATCAAAAGGGGCTGCCCTCAGACGCTTTAAACAATCAATCAAAGACGAATGGGGGTGCTGTGCTTATTGCGGTTTGCACGTTGAAGGCGACGACTGCCGAAGTCGTTTAACGATAGATCATGTCAGACCAAAAGCACATGGCGGCGAAAGCTTACGCACCAATCTCGTGCCAGCTTGCTTATCATGTAATTCATCGAAAGGTTCTAACCGTGATTGGGAAGCATGGTATGTCGAACAATCATTCTTTTGCACTGACAGGTGCGACAGAATAAAGGCATGGATAAAGCCTTTAAAGCACGATCTATGGTGTTTATCAGGAGCTACCAACGATGAATACAAACCTCACAGACGAGCAAATCTTTCTATTGCACAAGATTGCGATGGAAGCGAAGACTCAATCAAAGGACGAGCTTGTCGACGCATTACTAAGTTGTTGGGAGGGGCGGTTCAGGCAGAAGCAAGTCTTTCTTGCTGCTAGTAAAGAAGCAGGATATGTTTTTAAATTCAACGAAGGGACTCCTTGTCTACCTTTTGAAGGTGATGATGTGGAGGAGTTTCTTTTAGAAGAAGATACTGAATTCGTACAGGACATGATTGATGAAGCCAACTTTGTCTTAGACATGGAAGAAATTGTCATGACGAAGGACGAGTAATTAGCAATTTATGTTGAGATGCACTAGATTGCATAGTGCAAGACGGAGCTTATGGAATTACTAATTTCTGGTTTAATGGCAGGTGTTATTGGACTAGCTGCAGGACAATTTGTAAGTTTTGGGGTTAAGGGCAAAAAAAGCAATAATCAGGTGGTACCTACAGATCCGAGGATTGATGCGATAGAAAGAGTATTACCTACGTTGATCACACGTAACGAGGTACAAGATGCAATCAACAAAGTCCCTCCTCTTGTCGTTGCTCAGGTGCAGTCTGAGATGAACAATATTGGTTTAGCTATTCAAAGTCAGCAACCAAGACCAGAGCCAGTACAACCCACATTACCTACCTCGTATCAGGAGTTGAATAGACAGAACATGGCGAAGATACAGGAACTTCAAGGCAGAGTATCGGAACAGTTAGATATTCCAATTCCTCAGATTGAAGAATTAGCTAGACAAATGAAGCCAAGAAATAGAAAGCCAAGGCAGTGACGAGTTGGTTGATACCAACGATATGCTTGATAATTTTATTAATTTATTGGATGATTTTTATTTATCCAGAACAAAGATATTAATCCTGCTTGTGATGCCATACCTCAACTGATGACTGACAAGTAGGACAATTTAAAAAAGTTATGAAGTCGTATTCTTCACTTTCGAGATGTTCAGGGATTTCTGAATCACTCGACCAGATCAATTCGTCTTTACAGTGCCAGCAGTTCATAGTTCTTGTGTCACTCCTTCTAACCAGTACTTGCCACTAGAAGGCGCCCAGACGCCGTAATTACCTCCTGGCCATCGATGTGATTGCTCAGTTTGTTTAATCACAGGCAATGAAGTGGTTTCAAGGTTTTCAATCAGCTCTGTGAACTTGGGATCTGGTTTGTCGATCTTTAAGTTCTGGGCATATTTCCAAAAATCAGAATCGTACTGAGAACCATTCTGGTAATGCCAAAGAATGAATCGTTCGACTTGATGTACGAGGTTGTGGATATATTCTTTTAAATGCGATACATCTTGTTTCTTGTTGTAGGAAGTAATTAACGAGCAGCACTGCAATACCCACTCTGTGTAGATATAGATAGCAGTTGCTTCTAAAGGCTCTAAGAAATAGAGGCGATTTCCGTTAAGAAAAATTCTGTTATCAATAACTGGTTCATTGGCCACGTAGTTATCGAATTCCAAATAATCAGTTAAATAAACATCGAATTTATTTTTCAGATTACGAAGTGCGTCTGCCTTAGGGGAAATATCTCTGTTGTATAAATAGCCCAAGCAACCTTGACTCGATGGTGAGTCTGGGTCAGCAGGTAAAATAAAACTCCAGCCATCTTGAGTAGCTACAGCTCGTGTAAATGTATTTACTGAGGTATCCCATTTTGGCTTACATAAAAGACAAGTATTAATTGGATTAACAAGATCGGTATAAGCACCCTCCATGTCTTTCGGCTTGCCTCTGCAATCGAAGATAAAGTCAGAATCAATCTCTGAATAGTCTTTGACATCGCCAGTTTTAATATCGAAAAGACCTGAGTTAATAACAACATCTTGAAGACTGGGAGGATAGAAATGCATCCCTGTTTGATGTGCTGGAAAAGGATGGAAAAACTGCTTATTTTTCTTTCCCCAACCCTCATAATGGATGCCTGTTTTGAGAGTTGCTCCGACCTGATTACGTTGCCAATTAAATTCTTTGGGCAATGTATTCCAAAGAAGATATGGATGGTGAGGGAAGGTTGCTTGACCTACACGCTGGGGTGGAATCTCAGGGTTATAGATAATCTCAATGACTAGCTCTAGTCCAACATCCTTAGCGAAATCCGCTAACTGTAATGCTGTAAAACAACCAGCATTACCCGCTCCAATAATCGATATTTTCATCATTAATCCAAGCCCAAATCAATGCGATCAACTTGAGCTGGACTCCACTCAGTAGCGAACTTCAAAGACTGCAAATCATCCAACGGATGACACTTCAAAACTTCTTGATATAACTCATAATCGAATTCAAAATTATCATTGCCTAATCCATCTCCTTTGGTAAAGACTTCACCGTCTGGTCCAGTGAATCGGTCATCGGTTCCCCAAGTATTTCGTTCGTACTCCATGAGGAAGAGCAAGCAGCATCCAGCATGGGCGAGGTGAGACTTTCCTGTCTCAGCATCTCGATCTTCTCCTTGCCACCATGCGAATATATGTCTGCATAAGGCTGCGAAATACCTACTCCATTCGGTACCTCTGCACCAATTATTAGGGCTGTACTTCTGAGCGCCAATACTGAGAACATCAGCGATGTCTCCAAGAGAGCTAAAGGGCAAGAGATCAAAGCGTGTTTTCACCAATACCTACTTCTATTGTGCCTAGGATAAGCTTAAGAAAAAGACAAGGCAACCGCATTGAGTGACAAAGCACGCACTCCCAAAGATAAAGCCAAAGAACTGACAATCCATCAAATGGAGAGACAGCTATTCGAAGGCTTTCATCTATGCAATGAGGTCTTGCAAGACCCCAGAGGACTCACTCCTACATTGGTAATCGTTATGCTGACGATGGTGCATAACTTTCATTTCTACCTAATGATTAAGCACGTGCCTCAAAATAAATGGCCAGAAAAATTATTATTTTTAGGAGCAACATATGAAATTCAGTAATCCTAAGAACAAATTGGTTAGGAAGTATTTAGAGAAAGCGAGACGAGCTAACCATTCGGCTCAAAATTATGGTGGAAGCACAGGAGGAAGGAAGAGTATTGATGGTGGAAGTGGTATCCAAGTATTGAATCGTAGGTCTGCTGAACAAGCAGAAGAGAGTAAAATATTCAGAGATTCATTAGATGAATATGGAGCAAGAAGAGAGGCATGGGAAGCGAAGAGGGACTTAGGAACATGATGAGATTGTTATTACTTTCACCACTCATTTTCGGAATGATCGGATGTACCAATGGTGGTATGGGAGCGATTAATTGGAGTGGTCCAGGAAAACCAGATGGACAAACCTGTGAATCAACAGCAGGCTTTTGGCAACAATATTGTGCGACTGGAGAACACCCAAACATCTGTGAGTGCTACCAATGATTAACACTTTCTTGCTGCTATTACTTGTCGTGGCTGCCTATACGAATTTGTATTTTACGTATAAGAATTTTACTGAACTTCCCAAGAGAAGAAGTAACTGGAGACGCTAAGGCTTAGGGATAATACGAGCTTCTACAAGTCTGCTTGTCATGGGTTTAATTAGTAACTTGTTTCCTTTTTTAGACTTGCTATAGAACAAAATATCTTCTGAAGAATAATCATTAATCATAAAACGACAGACCTTTCCTCGACTCCAATCATCGTCATCATCGTCAGGGTCCCACCAAAGAACGAAGTTAAAAGGTGACTCAGTCATTTGTTTATAGTTAGGCATTGACTGATGCAGTTTGTGAATGCGAAGACCAAGTTCAGTTATGTTCTCATATATATCTTTAGTCATTAGTGGTTGCTTATCTTGTGGGTCAGGTAAAACATCGTTCCACATGATCCAGGAATCGTAGACAACAGATCTAATTCCTAGATAAACATTTCCGTCTGGTGCTTTAAAAGATCTCATCTTATCCCCTATAGGTGTAGTCCTTACCGAAGGTCGCTTTATAAGAGTCAGACCAATCAGATTCACCACTAAATTCATTGAATACAACTCGTCCTACTGGACTAAAAGCGTTGTGAAACCTGGAAAGCATGGTGTGAAATTGATTAGGTTCAGGCGGTGGCAAATAAGCCACGGCTGACCAATCGGCTGGGGATATTCCACGAAAGACTTCCAGCTCGTCATCCCACCATTGAGGTCTCAATCTCCTGAAGGGAAAACAAATAGGAAAATCCCAAAGCCAAGGTGATCGGATGATCGCCTCGTTGTGACCGATATAAAGAACGGCATGACTAATACGTCCTGCCCTGTATTCAATTAATGTCTTATTAAGTAATCTTCTTGTTAAGCCAGCTCCTGCAGGGGCACCAACAAAGACACGTCCTTCTCCAGGAACATCCCATTGTTTTCTGATGATGTCGTCTAACGACTCCTCATCACGATCGTAATAACGAGCTGCTGTGACTAATCGATTTATATCTTTTGTCGAATAAGGGTCGAGGTCGATTGCCCCAAGTACAGAACGAGCACCTTGAACTACGCTGCTTGGAGGAGCGAGATCACATCGATCAACCCTTGTGGTGGACATGTTTACAGTCCATCCATCATTGCTGATATTCGTTTAGCAGGGTTATCCCTAGGAATAACGCAGGCTGACCCTCCTGAATTATCGACTAAAACAATACAGATTTCTTCGTTGACATCTGTTGCTTTTACTTTGTTAATTACGTCGGTGAAAAATTCAGCAACTGTTTCGTCCTTGTTCTCGCGAGCGTCTCTTAAGTCTTTTTCAAGAGTAAATCGATTGATGTAATTATTGTTGTCTATATTATCTTTGCCGTGACGACTACCAAGCCTAACGATTAATGCGCCTTCACCCATGTAGCTATAAAGGCTGTCGTATTTATTTATCAGGTCCGAAATTATTGCTTCACATATTCGGACATTTAATTCTTTAGAAGCTTCTTTATTCTTGGAAGAAACTTTTTTGTCAATTAACTCAGGGAAGAACTTTACTAGCAGTTCTTGAGGCTGTGGCCTTGCCATTTAAATATTCGTTCGAGATAGAAACGTAAATGGCATCCAAGATATATTCCAAGCTGGAAAGCAGTGGAACATACTTTCTGTATTCGGGATCTTCAATCAATTCATCTATTAGATGAGCAACAGATGAATATAGATCTTTTAAAAGACAAACTTTTAACATATTCAAAGACTCATGCTGGACGCAAACCTACTGTTTGGTTCGGCTGATTCCTGATCTTGAATTCCTGAATACCACCATTTATAAATCTCTGGAGCAAACTTTCTAACCTGAGCAGCAATCTTTCCGTACATGGATCTCAACTCATAGGAGCCATTAAGAGAAGTAGAGCTACATAGGAAGCGAAGCCAATCACCGAGACTCCCTGTTACTGTAGCGTTAATCAATAGATTTTGTGGTAGTGACTGCAATGCGGCTTCTATTGGTACACCTCGATTGCGGGAGATATTGTAATCGATACAGCTTGAGTAGCCGTGTGCTAATTGCTCGTCGTGATCTTCCTGATTCCAATTAAATCTGTCTGAATTATCTTGAGGATAATTTCCTGGAACACGAGAATAGATCACCTCTGAAAGAGGCATCTTATGATCAATAACTGGTCTACTGTAGTTATCTGCTGTATTGAATAAAGACTGTTTTGTAAACACCAAACCTTTCGCTCGATCTTTTAATTCGCCAATAGTAAATTGATCAGCCCTTAATCTTAGTGTCAGATGAGGATGATCAAATGGAGCATATTCAGCAAAGGTCATTAACGGCTTAGTTTCGCAAGCATCAATAAACTCGTAAGCACATTTATCTTCTGGTAAATAACTAAGATTGGTTTCGTCTTGATTATCAACAAGACCATCCATAGGGTCTTCAGCTTCAGTCAAAGTTCTGTGAACCAACAACAAAATTCGTTGAGGGTCCTCAGTACCACTGATCTTTTTAACATCTAATCTTTCGAAAGGAACCGACTTTAATGAGGGCTTCTTCTTTTTCGTGTCGAGATCGGGCATTACCCATCTAAGCGGATCTAACCAGAAGTTAGTTCGCTATTAATCAGATTGCAAGCCCCGACACTCAATTAGTTTTAAGAGTCAGACGACAACTGGTTTTGCAGTGCTTCATATTCAGGCGACAATCGAATATTACTTAGGACTTGATCTCTTGTTTGACCTCTGTCTTTGATGTCAGCAATCCAATAATCAAGGCCAATCTCATCAGGTTCTCTACGAAGTTCGTCCCGATAAGTCTGCTTGATCCACTCTTCGTCAGTTAGTTGCTCAGTCACGCATTATGTAAGATGCTTCACATAACGTAACAAATATAAATTGATATTGGTGGGTTAATTATCCGCCGCGACGTTTAGCTCCTGCTTTTTGACTTCTTGATGGTTTACCTCCATCGCGTCCTCTTGAATTAGCCCTTGCCTTTGCTGCCGCTCTATTTGCTGCCTGTCCAGCTCTTGCTCGTGCCGACCCCCCTCCTTTTCCGAAAGCAGGTCTATCTATTTCACCAAAAGCAAAGTCGTATCTATCCCAATCTTCTGGAGTAGCCGCAGGGTTATAACGCATTGATGTTGGAATATCAAAGCCTTCTGCTATTTGTGCAGCATATAATTCCCTGAGAATCTCTCTCTCCTTCGATCTCTCAGCATCTTCAGGATCTACAGCTCCTCCTCCTTCCATAACAGCAAGGCGTCTAGCAAAATCACTAAGTTCCGTAGACCTATCCGCTGTAATGTCTGAAAGGGATTTGATCCCTATTGTGTCTCCAGCAAAGCGTGTCATCTAATTAACTGAATATTTATCTTCTAGATCTTTAATCCGTTGCTGCAAAGACTCAATCGTTGTGGCGTTGGTACCGCTTCCTCCGACACCACTACTTCTGTATTTATTGAATAATTCCATTGGATCATCAAACTCAGGAGGCTTACCTTCCCAGCGATCAGAGTGATAACGATCTGAAGCTCCTATCTCATCAATGCCAAGCATGACTTCTTTTCTCATCTGAGGAAGGAAGCGAGAATAGTAATCATCAGTCATTGCATTACCCGCAATAGCTGCAGCATCAATGGCTGTGTATTTGTAGGGAGCTGGACTTGGAGCTGGACTTGGGGATGGAGCTGGTGAAGGAGAAGGTGCTGGACTTGGGCTTGGAGCTGGACTTGGAGATGGAGCTGGCCCTGGTGCTGGTGTAGAACCTTTACCTCTTTGATATCCTTTGTACTCGTTACTCCTTCTTATATTCGCTAAGACTTGTTCTTGAGTTTGACCACGATCATGTATATCTGCCGTCCAGTAGTCTTTACCTTCATCACCAAGTTCTCGACCTAGTTCAGATTGATAGACGCCTTTAAGCCACTCAACCGTTCTTTCTTTAGCTTGTTCCGCAGAAGATGTCATTATTAATAATTAGTTAGTGATCTTGTTAATAGTTTAGGAAAGTCCACCACCAGAGAACCCAGTCGCTCTAAGTAAACTTTCGAGTTGCTTCTTGGTATTGCTGCTCTCTTGGTAGCCATCCAGGAAGTTTGAAAATTTTCCACCAGTAATAGAATTTGATGCTGATGACTGATTGGATTTGTCATTCAACATGTCAGCCGTATTGAAGGGAATGCTTCCTTGCTCTACTGGAGTAATTCCTGCACGATTAGGGTCCCAGTTAGCATCCCAATCAGTTCTCTTATCAACTAATGCTTTTGGAGTTTTCTTTGGCTCTTCCCATGGATCTTCTGCATATTCATTGTCATCAATACATGCTCCAGAAGTTCCTCTTACCTGACCTGCTGGACAAGCGGTGACTTCTTCTTCTTGTTCTGCAGGAGTCCAATCTCCTTGGTAAGCATATTTGTAAACAGGGACTCCATCATCGCCCCAGTTTGCATAATCAAAATATGTATTAGATAAATTTTCGTCGTCTTTTTCGAAATGCCCAGCATAGGAAGATAAGTTATCATCTCCTCTTCTGCCCCATAAACTACTGTCGTAAGCGGTAGCACCAAAAAGATCACCAGTTTGATCGTCTTGCCAGATTCCGTGATGAGCAAGAACGCTGCTATCTTCTAGCGATAAATTATTTCTAGAGAGTCCACGTAAAAGTGCTCTTTGTCTAGCAGCTCCTCTATCCCACTTGCCTTTGTAGAAAGGAGCGTGATCGTCATTCTTGATATCGTATTCAAGACTATCCCAGGTTTTATATTCGTTCTTAGAAATTATTCCATCGCCATCCTGATCCGCTGCTACAAATTTGTTATAAACGTCGTCGTCATATCCGAAATAGTCTCCTTTTCTACCGCCATGACCTTTGTCTGGGTCATACCAGGGATTCGCGTAGTCCGATGATTTCTCGGCAAGCTTGGCTTTAGCAATTTCGGCAAGTGTCGCCACGGATATCAGTAATAATTACGTCTCCTTTATATCTTACTTATTCTCGTCAGCAGGACTCCCCATAAGCGAGTTAAGTGGCTCATCGCTGCCCATGCGCCAGTTGATCCAGATTTTATTAGTCTTCTCTAAACGTTCAAAAGTTTTAGGATCTTTCGTTGCTGTAGTTTCTAAGAAGAGTGAAGTTTCGCTTTCTAATTTCCTAGTACTGAAGTCGATATCCATCGTGTCGAGTTTTCTTCGATGGTAGAAATGTGGAACCCCTTTGATTTTTATATGCAGAGGGTTGCAGCAATTATTGTCACCACAGATATTTTTAATTGGAAGTCTTCCGATATCTCCCCATGTCAACCAAGCGGCAACTCTTGATGCTGAATACTGGCGACCTTTGCCCCAGAATCTCGGTATAGGAAAGTAACTTGATGAACAGCGTGTGTGATACTTGCCTCTCCAGGGCCAACAATCATTTGCTCCGCCCATCTCAACAAACGACCAGAATTCTAAAAATCTACGGCGATGAATCTTTTCAATTCGATGAACATCTAAAGCAAGACGTCCTTCAGTTAAAGCTGCAACACATCGAACACAGGCATGACTATCTTTATAACGAGGAATCAATCCATCTTTCGCTCCAATATTGTGATCGGAATGAAAACATAAAGGTCCTCCTTCTATCTGAGAGTGAAGGTCAGGAGGAAGTGCCCATTGTGCCATGACTATTTAAGGTGAAGTGGATAGCCTTTGGGTGGATTAAATTTTCCACCAAGAGCGATAAGCTGTTTTGATTTTGGAAGAAGTTTAATTTGATCGATAGGCCAGAGTTCTCTACGAGTCGAACCCTCCAGAACCACTGGCACTAGGACGCTATTAACTCCATTAGCTTGTTGAGCGCCAGCCACCATTCCGTTAACATCTCTGTTCGTATTCTTGACGCGGTGGCCTAGCTTCAATTCCTTCATCGCATCTGATGTCTTGCATACTGATTGTTACAGTAAGCAATCTAGTGGAATTGACAAGGTTTAGTGATCGCTTTCCTCTTCCTCACTATCGAGTGGACCTCTAATTGGTATTCGATGCACAGAAACTCCAGCCTCTATAAACATCTCTCGTGCTGCATTAAATGAATCTTGCCAGCGTATAGGTTCTACAAAATCAGGGACGATGATCTTAGTAATATCAGCTTGAATTAAAACAGCAGCACAATTACTGCATGTCATTAAAGGCCATATATACATCGTTGATCCAGCTAAACAAACTCCAGACTTTGCTGCGAAAGCGACACAATTCATCTCAGCATGAACAGTCATACTTAATCGAAGCTCTCGATCATTGAGTCGTGTATCTGAATCAGTTATGCCGACAGGTAGGCCATTAAACCCTTGAGCTAAAATGCGTTTATCACGTACAGCTATCGCACCTACTTTTGTAGATGGGTCTTTAGACCATCCTGCTATATTTGAAGCTAGGACTAAGAAACGTTGATCCCAATGCTTGGGAGCTTTAGGTGGCTTTAAATTTTGCAATAGAATAACTATGGAGGTGCAATGCCATGCTTGAAATCACTGCTGTCATAGGAGTCGCATCCGCTGGTGCGCTCTGGCGAATAGCTTTCACTCAGGGAAGCATGAAGAGAGGAATGGAAGCAATACTTAGGGAAGTACAACTCCTAAGAAGCGAAATATCTAAGGATATAATTATCCTAAAAGAAGATGTCAAAGATCATGAGACAAGACTTAGACAACTTGAAAATAAGAGAAGATAATTCATGAATGGTTTATATCAAAATCACATTGAACATTTAGAAGAGGAGATAGAAACCTTAAAACGATTACTGGACTACAAAACGATGGGTCCACCCGACGACGATTACGATCCACATCCAGCTTCGACGTCAGCACCAGACCCGACCTCTCCATCAGCAAATTGATTTGGTCTGAATCCAGACTGCCAAATTGATCTAGATTTTTCGTGGAGCTGAGTCCTAGTCTTGCCAATGCGATCAAGGAAGGCTGTTATGTCTCCTACGATTTCATCGTCAAGGCTTGAAGACTGGTATCTAATAATTAGCCTGGATAAATCAGTAATATCCTGTTTAGTGAGTTGCTTGAAATCCTTTCGCAGGATTGTATTTAGAGTGTCCCGATCAATTCCATACATAGGATGGTCAGAAGTAGACATGATACTGCAGCAATCATTTTGGCTTATCTAAAGGGTACGGGGTACGCGGGGTACACGCCTTTCTTAAACTTTATTTGAAATAATCTCTTCCTTATTTCTTTCTTTTTATTCACTTACTACTAATCATAGGGAATCTGTAAAGGGAAAGTTTGAAGAAAATGCCGCCTTCTTTTCAAGAAAGGTTCTAGAAACTGCCGTACCCCTGTCACCTTTTTATAAGACTCATTTATTACTAAAGAGTTAGAAGAGAAGGAGTATGTACCCCATGAAAGGAGGATTGAAAGAAGACATGAAAAAAGACCACCAAGACAGGAAGCTCAGTGGTCTTATGTAAGACTCGTCTTGCGAATCTTATAAATGTCTCACGTTATTTCTTGATCCATACCCTCATTTGTTTACCATTCTTTTTAATTTTTTTATTTTTGTAATCCATTCTTTTCAAACAATCAATAATATCTTGGGACATTTGACGGTGTTGAGTAATCGGAATCTCTAACCAGTTGTAAATATCATGCAGGGTTACATAGGAAGATCCATCGTTGGTATAGCCAGTCGTATTGTGCTGAACGCATTCAATGACTTTGGCGTCGATCGGGTTATCTCTGGTGAAGGAATCAGTGAAATCAGAAACGTGGTTTAATTCATGACTCGTAAAGACATGAACAGGCTGATCGCAGTAATGAGCATAAGCTGCTGCCCAGATGGAGTTCCTGTCCCTTTTCAATCGATCTAAATCAATGATCTTGATATTGGGATTCTCTTTAGAAGCAACCTTACCTTGGACAATAATGGGAAGGAATCTTCTATTTCCACTTGGGTCAACAAGGAAGTCTGTATTGTTTGTTGCTCCTGCGAGGACAAAACTTCTGGGATAGGACTTCTCGTTTTCATACTTACGTGCAGAACGATCAACACTGACGGAGACTAAGTTTTTCAATTCTTCTACATATTTTCGCTTTGTATATCTCTCGAACTCATCCATCACAACAATGAATCCTGAGTGAAGTGCATGAGGTTTTTCTTTGAGATATTCAATTCCCTGCTGCATTGTTGTCACCCAAGGATAGGTTCCGTCTAACAAAGATTGAGGAGTTAAGTACTGGAAGAAAGTTGTCTTTCCGCAGTTCTGATCTCCTATCAAGATGGGCATCCAGTCATGTCTGCATCCAGGCTGCATGACACGAGCGACCGCACCAATAAAAAATCGTTTCATGATGACGTCTGCTAATCGCATCCCGTTAGGCATGATTGGATTTTGAATCGGGTCATTGGAGACACCGAGTAACTCACTTGCTAAATGATTGAAGTAAGGACAAGGTTCGAACCGTTGACAGTAATCAAGGTAAGAGCGAACAGGATGGTATTGATTCTCATGGCCAATAACCTGCGCCAGGTCGAAGACAAGTGTCTTTGGAAACACTGTTCCTTGACCTTCACTGACATGTATATATAGATGTGTTGGGTCATGTACCTCTCTAGGCTCAGAGTTCGGTCCGTATTCCAACTGCTGATTCATCTGATTCAAACGAAGTCCGTTGAATCTCTGAAGCAATAAGTCTCTAATTCTTCCAGGGGTATCTTCATTCTCATTGCCTCCTCCTCTGCGAGCTGGAGTTCTAGTCCTTTCTGTAGGTTGAGTTGGAGCTGGAAGAGTTGCCGTTTCAGTTGGTGGAGGTGAACTAAATAATCCTTGAGTGGAATCTATTTCAATTTCTGGAGTGTCATCGTCATCTTCTCCAGTGAAATCTCCATGGTCGTATCCAGCAAAAGAATCTCCAGTAACACCTAAATAGAAATCAGTATTCGTATCTCTTAGTTCTTCTGGTAGATCTTTTCTCCATCCTGGACGATCTTCTGTTGCTATCTGAAAGATCTTGAATAAGGTTGAACCTTTAAAGCCGTAGTAATAACGTTCAGAATTCTGCCTTCCTCCTTTGACATTTCCGTGATGACACCTTGAAGCCCAGTCACTCCATGTCTGATAAAGGACATCACCTGCTGAAGCTGCTGCTGCTGTAACTGTTTTGTATCTGTTGTAATCGTTGTCCTCACTTGGTTCGATGACATGTTCAAGGCAGAAGATTGCTTGGTCGATAGCACGTTCATCGTATTGAGAAGCTTCTCTGTTATATGTCTGTCTTTGATAAAGCAATAAACGTTTCGCTTCATCTATATAGTCCTGACTGAGAACAGCATCAAACTGTTTAATTGGTTCTATTGCTTGATCGTTGCCATAGAAAATTCTGCAAACATCAGTGCATGCCTCGTCAGCTTGGGTTTGTTTGACCAGTAATGTGACGAGTGACTTATAAAGCTTTGGATCTTCTATAACTGTTGGAAGTTGGAAAAGAATACGAAAGCGTTCCTTTCCTTTTGATGGATCATGACTGGCTGTTGTATATAAGTAAGCTGCCTGTTTAGCTAAGTCGTGATTCTTGAACTGTTCGATTGTTAAACCATTATCGACATCGACAACGACTAAAGAACTTTTAGAAAAAGCAGAATTAGAACGATGATGACTTGTCATCTCCGCTGGAATAAATGATCGACCAGCTAATACTTGTTCTGCTAACTGTTGAATAGTTCCTGAACGGTTCGTCCAGTTAGAGGCATGTTCGGATTGAAAAATTGAAGGCTTATTTTTTAACGTCGGATGCACGCAAAAGAAATTTGTATTCACGAGTATTAAATTTAGATGGATACTTATTGTGCCGCCTCAGTCAAAACGCACAACTTATTTGTAACTTCTTCTATGGTATTTCCTTTTTACTCTGGCTTGCTTAATAAAACGTAACTTCTTTCATTTTGAATACCTGATCTTTCGCATAATGAGTCTGACCACTATGATTAGGATTCAAGACATAGCAGAGTTAATATACCTAAGCTTAAATATCTAGACTTCTAGATTGTACAGAAGAATTACTAGAGGATAACTACTCAAAACTTGGCAGAACCCGAAAAGTTGCACTAAGGTGAACATATTGAAGAACCCAATTATTAAAATTTTAATAATTAGGTTCATGTAACACACACACTGCATGATTGAGGCTTAACCTTAATCAGAACTTCGACCACAACCAACATAAACCCCGCAGTCAAATGACTTCCTCTTCAGCTCAGAGAATAAAGCGTTTAATCTTTAAATTAAACGAAGCTCTAACCCAGCACGAAGGCAAGGTTTCTCAACGTGATTTATGTCAGTTGATGGGTATCACGATTGGAACGATGACTAAATACATGAGAGGAGAAGTAGACCCGCGAGATATAAGAACAAGGATTACATTCAACCTCTCTAAAGTTTTAAAGATTACTCCAGAAGCTTTATATAATTACTTCGAAACTGGAAAGCAGACAACGACCATTACTGTTGAGCAAGTGCAAAGTTGGATCAGGAGCGAATGTGGACAAGAAGATTTACCTTCCATACTTGATTCTTTAGCATTCAGTCAAAAGAAAATTCTTGCTGGTGAAGTCGCGGAAAAAGAAAAGCTTGCAGTATTCGGTGAGCCTATTAAAGGTGTAAAGAAAGAAGGTGCAGTTATTCTCAGGAAATCTTTCGAGAAAATATTTAAAGATGAGTGTGAGAAAAGAGGATTGACAACTGTAGAAGCAGTCAAGGATATGACCCCTAAGATTCAGGACATCTGGAACCCAGAGTACTGGGGGAATGCAATGAATATCTTATCCTCAGGTATTTTCGATGCAATAGACGAAAAAACTGTGTTCGAGGCTTACAGAGACCATGGGAATCAGTGCCCAATGATTGAACTGCTAGAGCAATGGACTGGTACAGCTCAACAAGATTTAAAGGATACTTGTGTCGCTGCGATGATTCTTAATTAGTAACTTCAATAGCTGATAGATGCTGAAGACCTTCGTCTAGGTTATTGCAGAATTTACAGCTCCCTGCATAGCAAGATAGATATCGTTCGAATGTTGTTTTTCCACCACTAATCGGATACTTCTGGACAGTGCCTCCGTTTGGAGAAGTGAATACTAATACAGGCTTTTCAGACATCGACTAGCTCTCATTGCTCATTCATTCTATTAAAACCGTATCTTGCAGTTCGGTCAACCAAGGTTAACAGTATAAATACCTAATAGCATTAAGGAGTATTTGCTAGATACCAATGAACGACACTGTCATCAGAGAAAAGCAGCCAGCTATCGAACTAATGGATGATAAAGAATTAAAGGAATATGCTGAGCTAACTAACGGACGCCTTGCAATGATCGGATTTGTTGCCGCTGTTGGTGCATACCTCGTTACTGGAGACATCATCCCTGGAATCCTGTAGATTTTCATCTTTCAGTTCCTGGAGCACTTGCTTAGCGAGCAACTCCTCTTCTTTTAACTCTTGATATCGTCTGATCTTTTGTAACCATTTGGTTTTATATCTCTCCAGTTCTTCTGTAGTGAGCATAAAACTCTGATCGATCTCAGGGGTTGAGACAATGATCTGGCCACATTCAACTCGAATGCCAAGCGTTTCATCAAGAGCTTGTGCATAGGCCGCTAATTGCATAGCGCACTTGTTGAATTTGTTCCAGCCAGTGAAGCGAGAACGATCGTCCTTTCCCTTGGGATAGTAGCGACTGTAAGGCTGATTAGAAGTTTTAAAGTCAGCGATTATCACGGTTCCATTTCTTATTCCGACGAGATCGGGGCATCCACAATATTCATATTTATGAGACCAGACCCTAGAGATACCATCTTGCCCAGTGCAGAATTTCCATGCTGGACGTAGTGGCATTTCAGACCAAATGAATTCGTCGAACTTATCTAGGTGTTGGCTTATCCCTGTCCAAAATGGTTGGTATTCTTCTTCTATTGTTATCTCTTTCCCTCGAATATAATCCTCGCAGGCTTGGTGTACCGCTGAGCCTCGTTTGGCTGCGGCTGCAGAACCTCCTGGGTTCTTAGCTATCCAATTTCTTAAAGCTTTTTTAGAAGATTCGGATGCACATTTACCAAGTATTGTTGTAACTGAGGGATAGGCTTTATCTTCTTTATCTGTTCTGTAATGCCTCTCGCCGTTAATCTCAAAGCGTGTAGCAGGCATTATGCAAGATCTAACTTAATATAATGTAACGTTATTTCTTGATAGTTGAAGAAAGATAAGGACTAGATCACTGTGTCTCCTTACAATCAGCCCAAATCACGTTCTCCACGCTGGACCACTGATCGTCCTCGAAGGGAACCAAGTAGTTGCATGTTTAATGGTATGACTTAACCGCATGATCCGAGCAGTTAACCATTAAACAAAGGCAGGAAACGTTTCGGGTTTATGAATCCCTAGTGCAAGCCCTATCTTTCAACACGCTTATTACAGCTTAATTTTCTAGTCTTTGCCACTAGTGTTAAGGAACTCCAAAGAGTTATAGATTTTATCTGCAGGATTCTGACAAGACGAATAGGCGGAAAATTCTTCTATCAAACTGGCTCCTAAATGCACACCTCCTTTCTTGATTTCTTCTATGCCTATCTTTTCGTCAAGATGTCTCGCTAAGGCTGGACCGACAACAGATAAGTAAGCAAGGAATGAAACATCAGGAACCATTCCATTTAAATTCGATCCGTTATTAGTGAAGCCGTTTAGAAGATAAACAACCTCCTGAAGTAAACGGTTGGTATCTTGTTGTACCTTGAGCTGCTCCTGGAGAAGAGCATACTGATTCAAGACAGGCTCTGAAGAGTCAGGTTTCTTTGATGATGGTGCCATGAAATTCTCTTGCAATCATTAAGGAAGCTCGCTCAATTGGAGTTAGGTGACCCCAAGCCTCATTGCATACGTCACGTCCATATGTATCAATTATCTCTCTTACGTCTTCTTTGGTAGTTGCACGTCGAAGCAATTCCAAAGAAGGGTTATACATAGGGGTCGACAATGACATATACGCAATGAGAATCAAGGCGAGTCAGACTCCATTCTATTATTTCTCCTAGTCGAACAAGGGTGTTCAGGAAACATTCGAATGCTTTCTGGCAAACAAGACAACCTGTACACAAAGAACATTTATCACCATCCTTACAAACACAACGGATAATTTTAAATTGCTCAGCAAATTGGAAAGCTTCAGAAAATAGTGCATGACAGCTTTCCATGTCGTCATGAAAATTCTTATCGCCCTCTTTACAAGTCATCACCAATGATGCAAACTGCGTGGTCAATGAAGTTATCTTAATCAAAGGTTTGCATAATGCCACCTTATGTAACGACGTAAGAAATAATACTCATTATCACGTAATGTCTTAATGATTATTAAAGAATTAGCCCCAGTCGTCAGGAAGAGCAGGGGAGGAAGCTGCAATATCAACATCAGCTCCATAGTCGTCACGACGTGTTGGTGGCAGTCCAGGTTTCTCTAAAGCTTCTACAGGTTTACCTGCAAAAGGATCACCTTGGGTGTATAAAGCAGGAAGCCAAATACTTGCTCCTTGTTCCTTCCATGCCTTAGTTAAAGCTGGTGGAGTTTTAGTAAGCAGCTCTGGAGTTAATGTGTAATTCGTAGAGGTACCTTCTCCCTTCCTCTTTAAAGTCATCTTGAAGTTATAAATACCATTGTCATGTTGGAAATAACTTTCGGTGAGACCTAAAATATCTTCTAAGGATTCTCTTAAATCATTACGATCAAACGTAACGACTTTGAATCCAGGACTATCTTTTAGGTCTGGGTAATTAGTTAAGGTTTGTTTAGAGAAATAGGCGACAAAAGAGATAAAGCTTCTGGGGTATGCAAGATCTTTCTCGGTATGATCTCCATATTTAACCTGACGCTTTTTAGCATCAAAACTTAGGTCAATATCTTCTTTGTAGTTAGAAGGCAGCCCCTGGTGCGAAGGAAATTTTTTATGGATACTTCTCTCGTTTTCCTTGGGGTGTGACCAATAACTTTTACCAGCAATCACATGGTCTGGATGAGATCCACAAATGACCATGGTGACCTTCTCGGTATCCTTTATTTTTCCTTGGTCAATATAATTTTGATTTGCTCCCTTACTTTTATTCCCCTCTTGATTAGAACCAGAAGCTGGTCGATAGTCAGGAGGGAAAAATGAAGACGCCATTATGCAAGCTCAAGTATACATAATGTAACGTCTTATTAAGCAATGTGAAGTACCTAATTACCAATTAGTCGGGAAATCTGGTTCATCTTTTCCGTCGAATGCAGAGCTTTCATAACCTGCAGCTTCCTTGTCTGCGGCTGGGTTTACTTCTCCACCCCTGCCAGCTTTGTGACTTCTGACTCGTCTGATCTTGACCTCGCAATAAGGTTTGCCTGCTTTGTTCTGTTTCTTCTCAAGCATCCCATCAATTTCGACCAAAGTACCTTTAGTAAAACTTGCTAATCGTTCCCCGTTCTTTCCATAACCTCTAACTCTGAACCAGTCGGTATCGACAATACTTTGACCATCGGGAGCCTTACCTAAGTATCGATTAACAGCGACACTTCTACTGCTGCTCTTCTCAGCATTCTTTGTTTCTTGGACAACTCGACCAACAATATTAACTTCGTTAGCGTATTGATCTTCTGTCGCTTTTGAAATTGTAAAGACTCGAACTACTGGAGTGCCTCTGTCAGGACTTTCTCTATCATTAACCAATGTAAGTTCACCAGTAATTAGGAAAGTATCTCCTGGCTTCTTATCCATTAAGAATGAAGTTGGACCTGAAGCTGCCCCTGCCTTAGCTCTGAGAATTAAATCGACAGGTTCTCTACCTAAAGTCTCAGCTCTGGCTTCTAGGTATTGATCTCCTTCTACAGCAACTGGTAATGCAAGCGTGGTGAGCTTGGATATAAAGACTGCGTTTGACACTTAATATTTTTTTGAGGGTATAAAAACTGTAGCGTTCATTTTGGCGTAGGCAAGAATTTAGTTACAAACAAATCTGGCTTTAGGCGGAAGCATATGTCACCAACCAGTCTGGAACAGGAGGAATAGGTTCGGCTGTTTGTGGCATGACAAGAATATTTAAATTATTGGAATCTCCTTGAATTCTTAGAGGACCACCATCGAAGGCAGATAGAACAATAGATGCATCAAAAAGACTTAAAGACTTAATGGCCTTATTGATGTAAGTGCTGTTGTATCTGCCTGCTGTTGTTGAGGTTGAAGGCGTTGAACTCCAGCGATTAATGCAGTCCTGGAGCTTCTCTGCTAATGGTGGAAAGTCAGTCTGGCTACGGAGAATTGGAACCTCTTGTGATTTAGAGGTGGTCTTCATAAAGGTGGTGACGACAGCTTGATTATCTTCAATACGAATCGTTCTCTCTCCTGTCTTGATACCCCTAGAAACTTTCAAAAGATCTTTTGTAGGAATAACTAAGGCTGATTCATCTGCGTCTCCACTGGGGTCAAAAGCTAAGCAAGCAATCTTGCCACAGTCTGTCGAGGCTAGATAAACTCCACCATTCTTAGCTGGTGTAATTTGAATTGCTTGGAAGGGAGAATACTTCCCTACGAAATCAGATGCTATTGCCAGTAGAGACGAATTGAAGCTGAGCATTATCCGATGACTCCGCCAAATTGATTGCTCCAGTTAATGTAGTAACTCTATTGAGCCAGCGCAAGCGCCATCTTAAACTTGCCCTCTCTAAGTTCTTGTTTCCTTCTGTAAGTTCCCATGCTGATAGCAATGGTTGATAGTTTGGATCAACTGGTTCGTTAGTCAAAAAGTTAACAAGAACAGCTCTCTTCCTGATCATTCTTTATTTTTCTCTGGATAAATATCCTAAGCAATCTATTAAATAAGTGCGATTACTTACCTATTTTTTCGTACTAGAATCTGCCCGATTACCTATGACGAAAACTGGTTGTATCCACTTCATCTTGGTTTGCTTTCGACCAGGTCCTTGTCTGACAGTTCTCCAGTGACCTCGTCTCCAGTGAGAACAAACAGATCGCTTAGGATTATCCCCTGAAGCAGGAGAATATTCGGTTGTAATCCTTCGGGTAAACCCTTTACCGATCCAATTAATTGTTCTTACTTTTGTCTCTTTGGTTGATTGCTTAAAGCCTCGTCCTCTCGATGGCTGAACACATTTCTCTCTGGTGATGTAATCAGGTTGAACATTCATCAACAGGATTAAATTGGCAATCAAACTGACTTGGTTATGGAATATGTTCTCAGTGCATTTAGGACAGCAGATATCTTTAACTTGATGACCATTAGTATGGAAGGTCCCACCTTCTCCTTGATTGTTAATCTCATTCCAGTTAAAGGAGAAGTCATAGCGATAAGACTTATCTATCTGGCCTATAGAAACTCCACTATCTGTCAGTTCAATACCTTTCCAATGCAGTGCTGAGCAAGCAACATCAGCTTTGAAATTCATTCTTGGACGTCCATCCACTTCGTCCTCAGGGCTGACGTAATTGCAAACCACATGGGTGTAAGCAATACAGTCCTCTGTTCCACCCCCTGCATCAAGAGAAGTGAAGACAAAAAATGAATGGTTAACCAGATTAGGTGTGCTGGTTAACTTGATATCTGTATTGGTTAGAGATTGATAAAGCTCGTCAGTTAAATAATATGCGGGAGCTTGTAGGACATTCTTGAACCAAGGATCATCTTTGTCATAGTGATGCTTCTGAGCGATGATTGTCTTAGCGAAATGATTCCAAGGAAGATACCCAGCAGGAGCTTGGTATCTATCTATAAATTCATTCTCCTCAGTAGAGATGGAGGAGAGAGACTCGAAAGGAATAAGAGAGCTTGGCATAATAAAAATTGCATGGAGGTGTTATTAGTAAGAAATATTTTTAAAACTCAGGCAGGTCTGGAGACGTATCAGCTTCGATGGTTACGTCAACCGAATAACCTCTTAGCCTTGCTCCTGTCGTTATGAATTTCGTAAGCTCAGCAAACCAATGACCAAGGTAAGAATGCTTGGTCAAAGGATGATCAGATGAGACAGAAACAACGAGCTTGCTTTTGTATTTAGGCACTGGTGATTGGATCGTCTGGGAGGATGTCGAATTCGTAAGATTCGTGCAGTCTTTGATTCTCTCCGTCCCATTTGAATGCTCCAGCATGTGGTCTAATACTGAGGACTCGATGTCTTTTGTGTTGTGCGGGGTTGGAGGCACGGAAATGTCGATAGGCTTCATCCTTAGTGCATTCTGCTTCTGTGAAAAAGAGTTCAATATTGAATTCATTTTTAGATCTAGTGTCGAGGGTTTGGTATAGGAATTCCCAGTTACAGACTGAGGGATCAAGTTTGAATTTGTTCATGGTTTTGCTTGGTTAACTGCTTTAACGTGTGATCTGAATATGAGGGTGACCTGCTTAGGTGTGTCCTTAGGTCTTACCCAGTACTGAATCTTGTTTGTACTTTCGGGTTGAAGATATGTGCACTCTTGGAGAGGCTTGTATCCGTCCTTGACAAACAAAGTATCGCCTGGCTTTAGCTTGATTTGAGATTTGGAATTCTTATCCCAGAAAACTGGGTCAGGTTCAGGTGTGAATTTAAACTTTGCTCGTTCGTGTTTGAGTGCCACAGTAGTTACTTAGGAAGGGTGGTAATAAAGATAAGATGACAATTTATTCTCTGGCTTGCAACTTGTACTTATTAATATGAAATGTTCGCCATGATACAGTATATTTCGATACAATATAGATATAAATCGTCGAACCTAAAGGTTGCAACAACCAGTGCCATACGACGGGGGCACTGCTATTTCGGAGGCTCTTATGTCTTGCGGCTCAGCAGTTTGTGAACGCCCAGCAGATACCAAGCTTGTCTACAGAGGCGTTGCTTATCAGCACACATCTAAGAAAGCTCAGTTAAAGAAGTAAACATTAATTGAATTTCTAACCAGGGGCCTTTGAACTACTACTGTTCAGAGGCTCTTTTTGTTGGTCTTTCTTTGTAGCAAAGATAATAACTGTTGATCCATTGTTTAGTAGTTCAGATTCAACTACATCTGTTTCCCATTCACATGGAGAGTTTTCATGTAACCACTCCCATAATTGATCTGGTGTGTATTTCTTGTCTGTCATTGTCCATCATCCCATAACTCTTTGATGGAGTCATCAACTTCTGCACCTTTGTTATCAAGATAATCTTGTATCTTGTCGCAGATGTTTTCCAACTCGTCAACTGCTTCAGATGACTCTTCTCCACCAATGTAGTTTTCAAGAACCTCTAGGATATTTTTGAATTGTTGGTCTGTAAGATCAAGCATTAGTTTTCCTCCTAAAGGTCGTCGTAATCGGCTTCTAATAATCCGTCTAATTGATTGAAAATAGCTTGCATCTCCTTTACTGAAACCCCTTGATGATCCTGTTTACCTGCCATAAAGTTATGGAAGACACGTTTGATAAGCATTACTTGATCCTTACCCAAACAATTGTCTTCTAAGACAAGAGCCCTATCTGAGAAATTATGCAGCCGTTCAATAACTTCGTCAGGATGATAATCCCTATAAAGTGAGTCCTCTCCGCAACCTAAGTCATAAGCTTCTTTAATAAAGGATTTCACATTATTAAATGCTTCTATCTTTTTGAGTTCGGGATGATCTTCAAGGTAGGAAAAGAATTCCTTAATTGATTCGTGGTACTCCTTTTTATCCGAAAGGTTAGTCATTTAGATTCTCCATAAGTTGTTTTTCTTTAGGGGTTAAGCAGTCTTCGCAGATGCGGTATGCGCCGTCTGAGAATTCTTCTACATCAGAAGTTTCTCCATATATTTGATAGGGGGTAAAATCCTCATCCAAAGGGATTTTGTTGTCACAACGGTCACAGTCCATAG